AGGTATTGCTGCCCCGGCGCCCAGACCTCGACAATATAGTCCTGCACAAAATAGGTTTGCGTAAAGAGCGGGCTATCGGCGACCGGGAGCCATTCGATATGCACGTCGCGGCCTTCAAAGTCCGTCACGCCGACGGCCTGGCCCTTGAGGCGCAACTGCTGCACCGTGCCGGGAAAGAAGTCCGGCGTGGTCGGCCCGGCCACGTGAATCATGGCTTCCCGGGCGCCGGTATTGTTCGGCGTGCCGCCTTGCGAGATCGGCACGACGCGGTACACATAGGTGGTCCCGGTGAGCACGGTATAGTCATCGTAGTCGAGGACATGGCCCCGCAACTGGATGAGGGGAATAAAATTGACGTTCGCATCGCTCGGGTCTTGGATCGCGCCGAAGTTGATGATCCCGGCTTGCGCGACGCCGGCGCCACTACTTTCCAGGACGGCCCGCCGGAGAATCAGGGCGCCGCCATAGGGGCCAAAGCCCGCCGAGAGGGCCGCCACATCCCACGAGAGGTTGACCACGCGCAGACTCGCCCCGCTGGCTTGAATCCGCGTCACTTCGGTGAGGATAAGCGACGTAATGGGCGGTGCAGGGCCGGCCGGGTTAAAGAGATTCGAGATGACGGGGAGACTCGTGGCCGTCGCCTCGTCATAGATCGAGGGATTGTGGATGATCCCCTGGATATGGACCGTGGTATCGGATTTCCGCTGGAGGGCCGTGACGCGAAACACCTTCACGGCGGTGTCCACGGGCGTCAACTCGCCAAAGGCCCACAGGGTGCCGCGCGCCTGATCGGGGGTCTGGCTGAGCGCTGCTGCGAGCGTGATAGCACTGACGGTACTGGCGCCGGGATGATTGACGGTCCGCACTTCGGTGGTGAGGTCCGTATGGCGAATATAGATGTGATAGGTTTTGCCCGCGACAAACGTGACGGGGAGATCGAGGAACAAGGTCGTCGTGGTACTGGTCGCCAGGAGCCGCCCCCCGGTGCCCCACCCCGGCAGCGGATGCGCAAAGCGAAAGAGGTCATGGCGTTGCACGCGGGCCGCATCCAGCGCCACGTCCATCTCGATAATCAGCGTCTCAAAGCGCCGGCGATTCAGTTCAAACTGGAGGGCCTGCATCACTTCACTCGGGACGGTGATGCCCCGCAAGTCGAGACTCGCCTTGCGGACCTCGGCGGGCCAGTCATCGACGGCGGGCCAGGTGATGACGTCTTGCAGATACCCATTCTCGGCATTGTTAAAGCGCCCCTCCATCACGTTAATGCGGTCGGGATCGCGGGTATACCGCAGCTTCACGTTGGTGCAATTCGCCCAGTTAAAGAGTTGGACGGGCGTTTCATCCCGTGTCGGGCGGGCGGTCCAGATGCCCTCATCCTTCAGGAGCAGCGTGCGGGCATTTCCGGCCATCTCCAGCAGCGCGGGTTGCGCCCGGAGTTCCCGGTCCAGACTATAGTTAAATGTGTGGCGCGGCTTGCCGTTCACCGTCTGCGTATTGTAGGCCCACCAGGCACTGAAGGAGCCCAGGTCAATCTCCGCATCCGGGATGCCCAGGCCATAGCGCGGGTGCGTCATCATGTCCATCGTGCACCAGGCCGGGTCCTGGGAGTAATTCCAGTTCTGCGTGAACTCATGGACCCGAATGATGCGCCCGAGGATCTCAATCGTCACATTCGGCAGGGCGCCCTGGAGGGCATCGGTGGCGACGGCCCGCAAGCCCAGGAGCGGCGTATTGGGATAGGCATTCGTGTTGTGCTGAATCTCCGTGACCGATTCAAGCGTGGGCATCCACTTGGCCTGGACGTCGTTCACCTGGCGCGCATGCGAAAACTCGACGTGAACGTCGTACGTGGCCAGTGGCAGGCCTTCGCGGCGGATGCCAAAGCGCACGGGCGAGGTACGCGCGGCCGCCACGTCAAAGAAGCTGAAATTGGTCCAGGTGCCCGCTGGATGGACGCGGTACCGGTAGCCCAGGGTCGTCACGTTCTCTTCTTTTTCGCCCGTTTTCGTCAGGAAAAAGAGCCCTTCCTGAAACACGATGTTGAGGGCAAACGCCTGCACGGCTTGCGTGGTGGTGTAGACGATGCCCGGATCCGCCGCGATCACGCGCCCATCCGCAAAGGTATTGGCCGTCTCGCCAAACTCCGGGATGGCGGTCTGGTCGCTGTACCCGTTGCGCACGTAGACGAGGACCTGCGGAAAGTTGCCGAGCGGCTGGCCATTCAGCTCCATCGTCTCGGTGAGGAACCCCCCGATGGGGCCTTCGCCAAAGCCGAGGAGCAGATTGAGCGTCGGGGCGGCCGCAATCGCATCGACGCGGCGGGTGGGGGCGGTCGCCGGGGTATCGAGCACCACGAGGATGCCCCCGCCGGTATAGGCGCGCTGATCAATGCCCGCGGAGGACTGGAGGGACAGGGTGTTGTCATCGATGTAGGTGACGTACCAGCCGCCATTCGCGGCCGTCTTGCCCGTCACGCCGCCAATATCGACATGACTGCCGGTACTCGCGCCATGGGTATTAGCCACCACGACGATGGGGTTGCCGACCGTGCCATCGAGGGACAGATCGCCGCCATAGACATTGTCAATGGCATGCGGCACGCCGGCGGTCGCCCCAGACGGATCGACGTCAATCACGGTCATGGCTTGCTCGACGGCGGCACTGAGGAGTTGGCCTGCCACGCGCACGCGGCCATAGTGGACGGGCACGACGTTGCCGGGGCCAATCGTGGTGCGGATGCCTTCAAAGCTGAACGTCGGTTCGTCCACGGCCTGCTGGATATGGGGCTTCGCGGGCGGAAAGAGCAAGTAGGTGAGGGCCGTCGTGGCAATGCCCACCGCAATGCCGACCGCCGCATAGATCAGGAGCGGGATCAGGACGCTACTCTCAATCCCCCAGCGCGGAATCAGCCACACTTCGTCCTGGTCCTGCACCAGCGTCGTCATGTAGGCCTCAGGCGCAATGACTTTCCCGCTGATACTGACTTGGGCCGCAGGGATGTCTGGGGGCAGCACATGCGCCAGCGGCACACCTGGGGTGAGCGGGAGCCGGACGGTGCGCCAGTGGCGATCCGCGCCCCGCACGGGGGAACAGACAATCACGAGTTCCGCGGTGACAAGCAGCCCTTCACGCGGACAGGGCGGGGGACGGGGGAGCCTGCGCATACTCTTCATGTGAGCGGCCTCCAGCGGGCGACTTGGAGGAGGCGCGGGCGCCAATGCCGACAGCGCTCCAGACTGACGCCGCCCGTGTGTTCGCGGGCATGCACAAACAGGCCGCCGTCCAGCATGACGCCGACATGCCGCGCAAAGGGCAGCGTCTCGACCTTGGCGAGGATGTAGAGATCCCAGGGGCGCAGGAGCGGGAGCGGATCCGTCGCGGTGGTGTGCCACCACACTTCGACAAACTCCTCCGCGGCCGTCAGTTGATCCGTCGCGAGGTCAATGCCAAAGCCGTCCTTGTAGAGCAGGCGCACCAGATCCCAGCAGTCCGCGTGGGCGTAGGGCAGGCCCAGGTAGCGGTCGGCAATCGTGCGGGGATCGGGGATGGTCGTCAGCATACGAACAACTCTCTCAGTCCTCAATTAACCATGCCTAGGTAAATTAGTAAAACCTGAAGTACTATTATACCTACGCTTAGGAACAAGTGTCCCGAGCGTATAGCCCTCGCAGACGAGATCAAATGTTGCCGTGAGGAAATCGGTTTCCACACTATCCACTTGCAAGATGGCGCCTGCACCAAAGGGCGTCTCATTGGGCTGTTGGACGTCAATCTGCCACAGCGTCACCTGCCAGTTCGGATCGACACCCCAATAGTTTTCGAGGAGTGATTGGATGGCCTGATCCACGTTGGCGGCGGTGACACGGATATGCACCAGGGCGTCCGACGTTGGCTCCTCCAGGATGTCCACGTCAGTCGGAAAGGCAAAAAAAACGAAGCCGTGAAAAGTGACATCCTGGTCGTAATTAACTATTCGATAAGGCGCAGGTGCTCCAGGTATGTCTACTTGCATTGCGACCGTGATGACATGATCACTCGCAACGCGCGCATATTCCCGAGCAAGATTGGCACTGTAGATCCGGGGCATGGCTAGAGTAACTCCTCAATGGTGACGGTGAAATTGTAGGCCGGGGGCGTCTGGCCGCTGAGAGGGGTCAGTGTCTCTGGCCCGCGCAAGGTGACCGGGGACGCCCACGTATCATCACTAAAGACGCCGACGGCATTGGGGACGTAGACACGGACTGACCCCACGCCGGCACCACCGGAGGTGCTGCCGTTTAGGCTAATTTGTACGCTATTGACACGTGTCAGCGTATAGAAACCGTTCTTGGCATTCCCGCCGGGTGAGGAAAATACACCACACATCTGCCCCGTGATGAGCCCATGCGCACCATTGAAGCTGAGTGTAATAGGTGTAGTAGCAAGAAAAGTAACATTATCCAAACTAGTACTGTGATACCAGTCAAAGGGAAGTGTGCCAAAGCGTTGTGATGCTAAGAAATCGCGGATCAAATGCATTTCGTTCGTCGTTTTGCCAAAATATGAAAGTACCCACCTACGCCTTGGCCGACTATGTTTAACACGCCGTATAGAGACGCCCGAGTCAGAATCGAACCGGAAGACGGGATCAATATAGTCGGGAACTGAAATCTCACTCGGGAGCGGCGTTTGCGGATAGGAGGGCATATTTCACGCTGCTTTTCTGTTATAATATATAGGCGCGCGGCTCGGGTCTGCAGCCCGCCAAGCCAGCAACTCCACACTGGTCAGCCGCCGCACCCTTCTTCCTGTGGAGCCGCTCTCAATGTGTGGAGGTTGAGCATGCATATTGAATGTATTTGCCAGAACCCCGACTGCAGAAGAGTCTTTTTTCGTAACCCATCGAGAATTAAAGATCCATTGAGAGTTTTTTGTAAGCGAACCTGCATTCGCCATGCCCCTTCTCTGTCTGAGAGATTTTGGAAAAACGTTGCCGTGTGCGAGCATGGTACTGAATGTCCCTATTGTTGCTGGGAATGGCTTGCAGGCCGCAGGCCAGAAGGCTATGGTCTTTTCAATGTATGTATAAATGGGAAATGGAAATCTGATCGTGCGCATCGCATTGCTTGGCAGTTGTGGAATAAGCGTCTTATTCCCAAAGGACTGTTCGGTTGTCACTACTGCTCGCACCCGCCTTGCTGTAATCCCTTCCACATTCGCCCAGGCACTGCGAAAGATAATTCGCAAGATGCAGTTAAGCGTGGGAGTCTCATTGGTCGTTATCATGGCGTTCAGGCTCGCGGAGAACAGTTGCCGCAATCTAAGCTTAAAGATAGTGATATTCCACTCATACGTAAGATGTATGTTGATGGATGGAAGATCAAACCGATTGCTGAGCATTTTGGGGTAGATAAAGTTGCCATCTATAATGTTGTTCATGGAAAAACATGGACACATATTCCCTCAACTATTTCTAATATAGACATTCTTATGCAAACGCATGCAAACAAAATGCGTGGCATAACACACCACAACGCGAAGCTAACAGAATCACAAGTCACATCGATGCGTCTGCTGTATGACCAGGGAGCGCGTCTCTGTGATCTCGGAAGGCAATTTTCCATAACACCAGAGCATGCAGGCCTTGTTGTTCGTCGTCGTATCTGGAAGCACGTTCCCTAATACCCTCTAGCGCTGTGTCATTCTGAGCACGCGTGAGATCTTTGAGGCCTCTCCGCGCCCTAGGTCGTTCAGTACCTCGTTCAGAATGACTTGCTTCCCGAGCGCACGCTGATCAGCGGCGCTTTGTTCTGCGGCGGCCTGGCTGGGAAAGTTCATAATGACGATCCCTTGTCCCCCAGCGGCCTGCCCGCCTGCTGTCGGAGCGGCACGCATCGCGGCAGAAAAGAGCCCTTGAATTTCTGGTTTATTAAGAATTATTTCTGGAACGGTTGAGCTATTTTCACCCACGAGGCCAATCGTTGGACGATTGACCACGCCGCCTGCGGCAAATGCCACCGGTGGAGGGTTGAAAGGTGCCCCTCCCCCGATGGGAGCCTGATAGATGCCGCCTCCAGGGGTCGTCACGCCCTGTGTTATGCCGCCCGTGACCGCACTGGTCAGCAGGCCTACTCCTAAGCGTATGAGACTCTTCCACGCCTCCTGCGACGTAATCTGAATGATCGACTGCAAGATACTCCGCGCCATCTCGCGAAAGGCCTGCCCCACGGTCTTCGTGTGATCGGCGATACTGAGGAGCGCGTTGGTCCAGGACTGCCCGACCGACTGGCCGAAGTCTTCAAACAGCTTCACCGCGTAATTGAGTCGCTCTTGCGCCCGGATCTGGTCGAGGAGCGCCTGGGCCTGGAGGCGTCCGCCGCCCGTCTGAATGGCTTCGTCGCTCTTTTGTTGCAGGCGCACACTCTCGCGTGTTTGGCCAAAAAAGCCTTCGGTGCGCGGCGTTTGGAGTTGGTCGAGTCGGTCCTGGAGCCGCTGGAGTTCGGCGACTTCGGGGCGGCGCATCCGTTCCAGGCGTGCGTCCACTTCTTTCTGATCCAATTGCGGGAGCACATCTTTGATGTTCGCCTGCGCGAGATCAATGGCGGCCTGGCCTTCGGGGGTCGCGGTCTTTCGCAATTCGCCGAGCCGCGCATGGAGGGCGAGGAGCTTGGCCCCCATCTCATCAAAGGTCCGCGTGATCCGCTCCAAGTCGGCATCGAGCGGCTTGAGCCCGGCGGCACTCACCTGCAACCCAAACTGGGTGACTTCCTGCGTGATCGTGGCAATCGCGGCCTGCTGCTGCGCGACGACCTTGTCATAGGCTTTCTGACTCTCGGCCTCGACGGCGGCAGGGAGTGCGGCCAGTGCGGCATCAAAGCCGTGCGCGAGGGTCGCGCCCGCGTCCCCTAAGCCTGGCGTGGTGCGGATGGTCTGGAGCGCCTTCTGCCAGGACGCGGCCATCGCGGCGCCTTGCTTCTCGACGGCGTCTCTGGCTTGCTGGGCGGCGTCCTCGACGGGCTTGCTGAGAAACGCCTGCGCGGCAATGAGTTGCGCTTCCAACTCGGGCAGCTTGAGCTTGGCCTGGGCGGCTTCGACCTGCGTGCCGAGGGTATTGGCCTCCCCGGTTAAGGCTTGCAGGCGGGCCGTATAGCCGGCAATTTGCTGCGGAAACGTCTGGCCCGCGAGGGTGGGTTGCGCCTTCAGCCGCTCTGCAGCGAGGGCGGCCTGCGCCTCACGGGTATAGCGGGCGGCGGCGTCCTGCCCCTGGCTCAGCGTGAGGAGATCCGCCTTGCGCTGGACGATGAGATTCTCCAGGTCCTCCACCTGGGCTTTGACGAGATCCCGGCGCTTTTCTTCTTGTCCCAGCGTGACCTGGAAGATCGCCGCTTCACGAATCCCCGCTTCCGCTCGCGCACGTAGGACCGGGTCGAGTTTTGCGGCTTCTTCGGGAAACCGCGTGAGATACTGCCCAATACTCGCAAACTTGGTGATGAGGTCGTCCGCCTGGCTCTTGACGCCCTTGCCCAAAATATCATTGAAGTTGGCGCCGCTCTTCGCCATATTGTCAATCTGCGCACGCAACTCGGGAAATTGCTTGAGCGTCTCCTCAATCGTCTTTTTCCAGGTATCCGTTACGTCCTTCGCCACCTGGACCTGGCCCGCGGCAGGACCCTGGGTCATCGTGGGACTCAGGATCGAGGTGGACGGCACAAAGGGATTCGCGCCGACCGGCCCGGTCAGTCCCATGATCCCGGCCGCATAGGCTTTACTACTGGGCGGGAGATCGAGTTGCGCAAAGCCCGTCGCCCCGCCACTCTTTTTCGCGGCATCGAGAATGTCTTGGACCCTGGTCGGTCCGGCATTGTAGGCCGCCAGTGCCAGGGCCGTCTGCTCAGTCGAGTCGCGAAAGCGATTGAGTTGCTCGGCGAGATACTTCGCGCTCAGGCGAATATTGCGCTCGGGTTCTTTGAGATTCTCCGCCGTGACGCCCATTTCCAGGTCCTGGGCGGTGCCGAGCTTGAGTTGGCCCAGGCCAATCTCCCCGGCCTTCCCAATCAGCGTCGGGTCAAAGCCCGACTCGCGCTTAATGAGCCGGGAGAGGAGCCCCGGATCGATGCCCTGCCGCTGGGCCTCTTGCTGGATGAGCCCGGTATAGGGACTGGGCTCGATCGGCAGCTTGCTCGGCACGGGCTGCTGGCCTGGCCCCTGAATATTGAGCATCTCCCGCAAGCCTGCGGAGATTTTGGTAATGATCTCCAGGAACGGCACGAGCTTGGCGGCAATCGCCTCCCCCAGCGCGGTCATCCAGGCTGTCGTCTCATTGCGCAGGCGGGCAAAGGTGGCACTGATGCCCGTTATCGGGCCGGTACTCTGCGTGCCCAGACGCCCCATTTCTGCGCCAAAGGCGACGACCGCGACCGTGGCGGGAATGACCCCGGCCTGCACCATCTGCCGCAGCACCTCGGTCGTCACGCCGAGCCCGCGCGCCATAATCTGCAGCCCGCCCGGCACGGCATTGCCGAGTTGCCGCTGGTATTCTTCGGCACTGAGCTTGCCCTTGGTGAGCATTTGTTCGAGGGCGATGATGGCCGACTGGCTTTGCTGGGAGGAGGAGCCGAGCGCCCGCGCCCCGGCGGCCACGCCTTCATAGACGCGCCGGATGTCGTCGCCCGAGAGGATGCCCCCCTTGGCGGCTTGATCCAGGCGCTTAAAGCCTTCGGCGGCGGTGGTGAAATCGACGCCGAGCCGCTGGGCCGTGGTAAAGAGAAAGCCAAGCGTGCGATTGGCGGCACTGCCACTCCCCTCAATAGCCGTAAAACTGCGGTGCAGGTCCTGCATCTTTGCGGCCAGACTGACGCTTTCCGTGACGAGGCTTTTCATCTGACTGACGAGCGCCGTGACGCTGGTGGCAATCCCCACCCCCGCGGCTATGCCGAGGATGCTTTGCCAGGAGGTGCCGAGGGCCGCGACCGCGGGGGCCGCTGTGGTGGCCGCCTGTTGGACCTGGCCGAGCTGGGTCGCCATCTGCCCGAGGAGCCCGGTCTGGGAGATGGCCTGCTGATTGAGGAGCGTCATCTGCTGCGTGAGGCGCATCGTGGCCGCGGCACTGGCCTGAGTCGCCGTGTCGACGCGCCCGAGCCCTGCCGCCATCTGGCCGAGATACCCCGTCTGGGAGATGGCTTGCTGGCCGAGCCGCTGCAACTGCTCCAGCGTGGCCGCCATGGCCGGGCCAAAGCTGGACGTGTCGAGCTTCAGGGTCGCAATAATCGTACCGATGCTAATATCAGCCACTATGCATGATCCTCTTTACGGCCAGGGGACCGCATGTCCCGACGCGAGGAGTGCCTGATTCACATTGACGCCTGCCTGACTCGTGAGGATGCCCAGGTAGCGCCCGTAGTTATCGGTCCGGTCCTTGATACTCAGCATCGTCACCGGGGCTGGGAGTGGCCCGAGCAGCGATGCCAGATAGTCGCGGGCGACCTTGCCTTCCGGAGTTCCCAACTCTGGAGCATTTAACAGGGCCAGGCGAATGCGCTGATTCTTATGCCACAGATCGAACCCGAGCGAGAGGTCTATGAGAACGGTATCAGCATCGACTAGTCTTGTTACTATGGCGCTATAGGTATAGAGCATCACGCCTTCTCCCCGTTGGAGGGGATATAGCCGGTCCGGGGCACCTCGGGGAGGCTATTCCAGAACTGCGCAAACTGCGTCATGCGGTCCTTCAGCGTGTCCACATCGGGCTCCCCATGGGCGGGCGTCGGCGCATAGCCAAACCAACTCCGCACCTCATCCCAGGTAAAGGGGTCGCGGCGGTGTTCGCTATCGCGGTGCACGTTCATCGTCACTTGCAGCAGCAGCAGCAGCGGGGCCTCCCGGCGTTCCTGCTGGGCCAGCTGCGCGGCCTTAAGCAGATGCGCCTCGCGAAAGGTGAGCCGCCAGAACTCCGTCTCGCTCAGGCCAAGGACGGTGCGGTCATAGGCCCAACAGGCGTCCCAGTCGATGCGGCCAAAGGGTCGGGCTCCGCGTCGCCTCCCGGGGCCGCGGGGGGCGACGGAGCGGGGGGGCTTGCCGCTTGCCAGGCCTGCATGAGGGCAATGGCGAACGGGACGAGATCGCCCGGCGTCATGTACGGTAAAGCCTCTTCGACGTCGGCATAGGTCAAGGACGGATCCTCGGCCAGCAAGCCCTGCCACACGAGGACGCTGATGTCCGTCACACTGAGCGCGGCCACATCGCCGTCCGCCAGGGTCTGCGCCAGCCGGACCATCGCGGAAAAGAAGGTGCGCTCTTTGCCCCAGTGCCGCGAGAGGGCCAGTTCACTCTGCCGCACGGCCCGGCGGTCAAAGAGCAGATGGCGCTCGCGGTCGAGGGTGATCGGGACGGGTGCGATAATGCGGGGACTGTCCATAGAGAACCTCGTACGATACGGACGAAAAAGATCCAGGGCTATGCGAAGGCCATCGCCTCATCGGGAGACAAAATGAATCGCAAAGGCAAAGCTCCCTCGACCGGCGCATTCGGCATGCTGAAATCGCTCACAAAGGCATTAAAGGTCCACGTC